CAGATGGAACTGGATGCTCACGAGAAGGAATGTGCTATCCGCTACGAGATGGTGCATGGAAAACTTGAGAGCCTCGACAAACGGATGTGGCGACTTGAAGCCATGATTATGGGGTCAACGGTAATCATCGTTGGCCTTGCCTCGTCCCTGCTAATGAGGATGGGATAATGACCCACGCTTTTCTGCTCTTTGTTTACCTAGGTATTGGGGCAGAAAAGCAATTAGTTAGTAACGATATGTACTTCTATGACATCAATCGTTGTAACTATTTCGCCTCACGAATATCCCGTCAATATACAAATTCATACTATCGCCGGGGGTCTAATATAACAGCACACTGCTTGCCTGTACTTGTGGGTAAAAATGTAGTCATTTACGAATAGGAGATACGCCGATGTTGGCAGAGTTAGCGGCGGCCAATGCCGCATTTTCCGTTATAAAACAAACTCTTGCCAATGGTCGTGAACTCGCATCTGCTGGAAAAGCTATCGCTCAATTTGTAAATGCAGAAGACGAGCTACAGAAGCGTGGCAACAAAAAGAAGAACTCATTCTGGCGTAAAGTCGGTGGGAGTGCTGGTGATGACCTAGAGGAATTTATGGCCTTAGAACAGCTTCGGACGAAGAAAGCTGAACTAGAGTCGGCCATGAAGCTCTATGGTCGGGCTGGACTACACGGGGATTGGGTTAGGTTTCAGGTTGAAGCCCGTAAGCGGCGGCAACAAGAAGCCGAAGAAATGAAACGTAAGCGTCAACAGATTATCGAATATACCATTGCAGGAGTATTGGTACTCCTAGGCGGTGCTATAGTCGCATACTTTATCTGGATGCTGACGTTAGCAGTTAGGACAAACTAATGATTAACGTATTACTACAAGGGCTGTTTGGTGTAGCCAGTAATGCTGTCGAAGGTTTCATAGAAACTAAGAAAGCAAAAGCCAAGCAAAAGCTCGTTAAGATTGAAGCTGAAACCAGCATCATGGAAAAGAAAATTGCTGGCGAAATCGAATGGGACGTAGAAGCAGTCAAAGGTTCAAAGGAAAGCTGGAAGGACGAGTATTTAACAATTTTGTTCTCGATTCCCCTGTTGCTTTGCTTCCTGCCGTGGACTGTCGAATACGTGGAGCGTGGCTTTGCGGCGTTGGCACTCACACCTGATTGGTACAAATATACCCTTGGTGTAATCGTATCAGCATCCTTTGGTATCAAAGGCGCAACCAAGATGTTCGGGGGTAAGAAATAATGCCCAGAGCAGTAACTAGACTTAACGAGGCTAGTGAGATAACTATCCCATTGAGAAACCTTGTATCCATGATTGCCTTTACAGCCGTGTCTGTGTGGGTCTACTTCGGGTTGACAGAGCGAATATCTTTCTTGGAACACAATCTTCAGTTGACAATGCAAGAAGTCGAAGAGAATGACCACTGGATTGACAGCTTTGAGCCACCGAAAGAAGTACAGAACACGGTAGCAAGGGTTCAAGAACTAGAGATTGAGGTAGAGAAGATGAAGCTTGTATTAGGAAGGGCGGTTTGGAAATGAAACTAGACGAACTTATGGAAGCCCTACACTCAGAACTAGGGCAGAAACTACTGGAACGCATCCGTGACCCAGAAGTCAAAGCGTCTGACCTTAACGTAGCCCGTCAGTTCCTCAAGGATAACGACATCACGGCTCTCCCGGCAGACAATAACGTCCTTGCTCAACTTTTAGAAGACCTTCCATTTAACGAGCAGGAAGACCTCATTCAGTAGGCTAGGCTACACCCCTAGCTGACACCTATCAGACCCCCACTCAGAGGGGCTTAAATCGCCATTAAACACCTATTGGAGAGCAGTATGTCCCTCTACGAGAACATCAACAAAAGAAAGAAGGCTGGCAAGAGTCGGTCAAAGAAGAAATCAACTATCTCACCAGAGATTTATCGGAAGATGAAACTGAAGAAGGGTGGATTCGCACCAAAGAAAAAAGGCAAAGCGTAATGGGCTATAAGAAGAAACCAAAGAAGAAATGATTGAAGGCGACAGTTTATTGTGGTGGCAGTGGTGGCTACTAATAATGATTACTTTGAACACCACAATAAACGTCATTGTGTTCTTCAGACACAGATTTAGGAAACAAAAAGATGGCTCAATATAAAGGTAAATCGGTAACCCTAAATAAGCCTAGCCGCATATCGAAGGGTGAACCGGGATATGGACGTAAAAAATCTAAGGTCTATGTCAAGGATGGCAAACGTGTCAAGAAGGTTATGTTTGGTGACCCTAAGATGAAGATTAAGAAGAACCAATCTGGTCGCAGAAAGAACTTCAGAGCAAGACACAACTGCTCTACCGCCAAAGATAAGACAACGGCACGTTACTGGAGTTGTAAGGCGTGGTAGATAATAGAATCAAGGACTTCAAGAACTTCCTTTATATGGCATGGAAACACTTGAACCTACCACAACCCACTCCATTACAGTACGACATCTCAGATTATCTACAGGATGAGGATGGACGTAGGGTAGTCATCGAAGCTTTCCGTGGCGTTGGTAAGTCATGGATTACATCTGCTTATGTTTGCCACCAACTGTTGCTGAACCCACAGAAAAACATCCTAGTGGTATCGGCATCCAAGACTAGGGCAGATGATTTCTCTACCTTTACCCTACGCCTCATCCACGAGATGCCCATACTGGCACACCTGAAGCCCAAAGACGGCCAGCGTATGTCGAAGATTAGCTTCGATGTCGCCCCTGCCAAGGCTTCACACGCCCCTAGTGTTAAGTCGCTAGGGATTACAGGACAGCTAACAGGTAGCCGTGCTGACCTTATTATTGCTGATGACGTAGAGTCTGCTAATAACTCTATGACACAGATGATGAGGGACAAGCTGGCAGAAACCATTAAGGAATTTGAGGCTATCATCAAGCCGGGGGGACGTATTGTCTTCCTAGGTACGCCTCAGACAGAGATGTCAATCTACAATCTGCTAGATGAGCGTGGATATAGGACTAGGATATGGCCTTCCCGGTATCCAGATGACAGGCTGAAGACTGCCTTCGGGTACAAACTAGCCCCCATCGTAGCAGATGAAGACGAATTAGATGGTCAACCTACTGACCCCCAGCGATTTGACTCAGATGACCTGTTAGAAAGGGAAGCATCCTATGGAAAGTCTGGTTTTGCTCTACAATTCATGCTTGATGTTAGCCTATCAGATGCTGATAAGTATCCTCTCAAGCTTAACGACTTTATGGTCGTATCTGGATGTTCTAGTTGGACAGATGCCCCTGTAAAAGTGCAGTGGGCAAGCGGTAAGGAGCAGTTAGATGCCTTCAAGCACCTACCTAACGTGGGACTGAAGGGCGACTATTGGTGTGCCCCCATGATTATCTCTGATGAGACAGCCCCTTGGGACGGTGCAGTGATGTCCATTGACCCGGCTGGTAGAGGTAAAGACGAATCTGCCTATGCTGTGGTCAAGATGATGAAGGGTCAGTTGTATCTGACAGCCGCTGGTGGCCTACAAAACGGCTACTCAGAAGAGAGCCTAGAGGTTCTCAGTAAGGTTGCCAAGCAACAGAACGTCAATAAGATTATCACAGAGAGCAACTTCGGTGACGGTATGTTTACCCAGTTGCTGAAGCCTGTGTTGTCTAAGATTCACCCTGTCAGCATCGAAGAGGTACGACACAACACCTCTAAAGAGAAGAGGATGATAGACACACTAGAGCCTATCCTCAATCAACACAGACTTGTGGTGGATGAAAAGGTGATATTGCAAGACTATCAGTCTGAGGTAGACCTCAAGTACAAACTCTTCTACCAACTGACAAGGTTGACACGAGATAAAGGCTCTCTGATACATGATGATAGGCTTGATGCTCTGTCTATAGCTGTGAACTACTGGGTAGAAACCCTAGATAGAGACATTCAGGAAGCTGTAGCAGACCATAAGAGAGAACTATTAGACATCGAACTGGCTAAATTCATGGAAGCTTCTGTGGGAAGAAAGCCAAATACAGAGAACTGGATAGGGTTGAGATAATTAATACCCACCATATTAGATAAAAAGGGACACTATAGGGACACCTACAAGACATAGATATAAGAAATGTATGTAGGACTATCCCTATAGATACCCTATAGAGGAACTATAGATACCAATATGGCTGATAATGACAACGTAATTAAACTGTATGAGTCCATTGAAGACAGGATTCAGGACTTGGTAGAGGGCGAGAAGGCTGTTGTAGTGTTATCTTTGGATGACGAAGGGCTGGCTATCGCCTCAAACTCTGAGATTGATACGATAGTGTTGATGCTGGAAGCGGCTAAGTATCGGTTACTAGAGGGTATGTCCTACCATTAATTTTGATAAAAAAATCTGAGGGGGGTACGTAGGGTGTCCCGGCCAGAAAATCCCCCGGCTACCCTTCGGCCACCCCAAAAAAAGGCAAGCGGCCACCCCATCCGTCACACAAATAGTCACACCATCCGGCCACGAGCCCGGCCAGCCAAGGGTTCCCGATAG